GCTAGGAATGCAGCTCACATTGCACATTGGAAGACCAAGTCCTATGCTGAGCATAAAGCCCTCGGGCACTATTACGAAGATGTGATAGAGAAGCTTGATGACTTGATTGAAGCCTATCAAGGCACTTTTGGTATCATCGGCAAAGTTGAAGACCAAGAGAAAAGCATTGCAAAAACAATTCACGATGATATAATTTGGTTGAATGAAAACCGTAGCAAAGTTGCTAAAGGGGTTCCAGCCTTAGAGAACATTGTCGATGAGCTCACTGGGGTGCACATGAAAACCCTTTACAAACTTGAAAATTTGAGGTAACACTATGGCGGCATCAGGCTTTACACCCATTCAACTCTATCGCACAACGACAGCGTCTGCCGTGCCTTTGGCGGCTGACTTGCTCCCAGGCGAGCTTGGCTTTAACATTGCCAACACCGACATGGCTTTGTACGCTGAAAACGCATCAGGCACTGTTACGCGCATCATGAACAACCCTGCTGGGTTGAAGTACCCTACGGTTGATGGCTCAGCAGATCAAGTTATTAAAACTGATGGTGCTGGCAACCTTGCTTTTGTAACCCCTGCAAGCGGAGCTACTAAAGGCCAAGCAATTGCTTTTTCACTCATTTTCGGTCTGTAAGGAACAATCATGGCAAATCCAAATATTGTCAACGTAGCCGCCATTTATGGCAACTCTTCTCAAACTTCGCTGACTACAACTAGCGCAACTAGTTTGGTGAGCAACGCTGCATCTAGCGGCAAAGTCTTTAAGATCAACTCGATTACGGTTGCCAACGTAGACGGAACGGCTGCGGCTGACATCACGATCAACGTGTATAGCGCGGCTGCTTTGGGCGGTACAGCTTTCCCGATTGTGTCTACGATCTCAGTCCCTGCCGATGCCACCTTGATTGTGACCGACAAGACCACCACGTTCTACCTGCTGGAGAATCAATCCATCGGGGCAACGGCTGGCACGGCAAGCGACCTTGTGGTAAATGCAAGCTGGGAAGAGATAAACGCCTAAGGGGGCATCATGCCACTACGTCCTCCTGCTGGGTTTATCTCAGCTTTTTATGACCCGCTGAACAACCCTAATGCACCGACCATTGGGACGGCTACGGGTGGGGACACCTCTGCGTCTGTTGCGTTTACTGCGCCATCTAACGTGGGCGGTTCGGCCATCTCAGCATACGTAGCATTGTCAACACCCGGTGCGCTTACTGGTTCTGCCGCTTCATCTCCTGTTACTGTATCTGGTTTGTCCAATGGCACTGCTTACACGTTTGCTGTGTGGGCTATCAATACTTATGGGCCGAGTGCGTTCAGTGCGTCTAGTAACAGTGTGACTCCAGCGGGGATACGAGGATTATTTGCTGGTAGTTCTGTAGGCGGCTATTCAATTAGTTACGTAACTGTTTCAACTACAGGCAATGCAACAGGATTTGGAGATTTAACTTCCGCAAGAAATAGTTTGGCGGGATGTGCAAGCTCAACACGAGGTGTATTTGGTGGTGGGGCGAATACAATAAATATTATTGACTATGTGACTATTGCGTCAGTCGGTAATGCCACAGATTTCGGTGATTTGACAATTGGAAGAAATGCTTTGGGTGCATGTTCATCTTCAACAAGAGGAGTTTGGGGGGGAGGATGGAATAGTGGGGCAACATCTTATAACGTCCTTGACTATGTAACTATTGCTACAACAGGTAATGCGATTGATTTTGGTGATTTAACCGTAACGCAATTTGGGCAAGGCGGTTGTTCATCCACAACACAAGGAGTATTTGCTGGAGGAGATAGCAGTGGGAATGTGATAGCGTATATCACCATAGCATCTACTGGCAATGCAATTGATTTTGGAGATTTAACAATTGCCCGCAATAGACCTGCGGCCTGTTCTTCATCAACAAGAGGTGTGTTTGCTGGCGGATATTCAGCGTCGTATTCCAATGTAATTGATTACATAACAATAGCGACAGCCGGAAATGCTACAGATTTTGGAGATTTAACAATAGCACGAAGTACACCGGCGGGTTGTTCATCTAGCACTCGTGGTTTATTTGGCGGTGGGTATAACGGAGCAGAGTTAAATGTAATTGATTATATTACAATTTCTTCAGTCGGAAACGCCATAGATTTTGGCGATTTACTTGGAGTAACATCAAGTCAAGCTGCTTGCTCTAACGGACACGGAGGCCTCTAATGCCAAGTTATTCAGGTGACCTCCAAAACATAAAACAAACGTCAGGAGAACACCATGCCTTCGTATAGTGGCGTATGGACACTCACTGCTCAGTACCAAGCCCAAGGCGCTGGTAATTGGCCTTCCCCACCTCCTATTCCTAGGGGATTATTTGGCGGCGGTGCTATTACTGGGGGTACTCCAATTAATGTAATTCAATATATAACAATTGGAACTACAGGGGATGCAACAGATTTTGGGGATTTAACTCAATCTAGATACACCCTTACAAGTTGCTCTTCTACAACTAGGGGGTTGTTTGCTGGGGGAACTACAGGTGCTGGCAGTAATGTTATTGATTATGTAACTATTGCATCCGTAGGCAACGCTACCGATTTTGGAGATTTGACCACTACAAAAACTGCCTTATCGGGTTGTTCTTCTGAAACTAGAGGAATTTTTGCCGGGGGAAACGATACAGGCGGCAAAACAAACGTTATCAACTACGTAACAATTGCGTCTGCCGGAAACGCAACGGATTACGGGGATTTGTTGGTTGCTGTAAGTGGCTTTTCTGGTTGCGGATCTTCAACAAGAGGTATTTTCAGTGGCGGATACAACACATCTTCAGTAGAAATAAACGTGATCCAGTACATCACAATTGCTTCGACTGGCGACGCTGTAGATTTTGGTGATTTACTTGGTGTTTTGGTGGGTATGGGGGCATGTTCAAATAGTACCCGCGCTCTTATAGCTGGAGGGGAGCCGCCAACAAGTAATGTAATTCAGTACGTCACAATAGCATCTACTGGCAATGCATTAGATTTTGGGGATTTAACTGTTGCTCGGTACGACACTGCAAACACCGGCGCATCAAGTACAACAAGGGGTGTGTTTGCTGGCGGCAATCCAAGTTACAAGAACGTTATTGATTATGTAACTATTGCAACATTAGGCAATGCTACTGACTTTGGTGATTTATTGTCGCCAACTTCATGGTTAGCTGGTTGTTCCAACTCCCACGGAGGTCTATAAAAATGGCAATATCTTCATGGAACGCAGGGATCATCAGACCCGTAGCCGTTGCCCCTGCTGGGCCGTTTCAAGACGGAGCGGCTCCCGGTGTGTGGACACTTGACCAAGCAACATTTTGGATTAAGCAAGGGCTGTGGCCTACTGCGGGGAATGTTGCGGTGATTGGTCTGTTTGGTGGTGGTAATAATTCCAGTGGGTCAAATGTAATTCAACGGCTTATCATTGCTACATCAGGAAATGCTACTGATTTTGGGGATCTTACCAATAGACGAGGTAGCCTTGCTTCGCTTAGTTCTTCAACACGAGGGATTTGGGCAGGTGGCTACAGTAACATTGCCGGTGAAGTGTTTTTTAATGTAATTGATTATGTAACAATTGCTACCACCGGAAACGCCACTGATTTTGGTGATTTATATACCGGCGGTTTGTATCTGCTTGCCGGAGCTTCTAGCAACACTCGGGGCATTATTGCTGGAGGTCAAACAGGAAGCGCAGACACAAACGTCATTCAATACTTGACCATTGCTTCAACAGGCAACACGGTTGACTTTGGAGATCTTACCCAAAGAAGATATAGCTTTGTTGGCGGTGCTGGAAGTCAAACTAGAGCTTTATTTGCTGGCGGTGTAATTTATTCTGGTAATACAACTATTAATATTATAGATTATGTAACTATTGCAACTACAGGAGATGCAACAGATTTTGGAGATTTGACGCTCAGTGGAAAAAACGGAGCGGCTTGTTCTAATTCTACAAGGGCTGTATTTGCGTATGGCAGAGATGGTACCGGAGTCAATAACAATACAATTTCTTACGTCACCATTGCTTCTACAGGCAATGCAATTGATTTTGGAGATCGAACGGTTGCTCAAGAAATGATTGCTGGATGTGCTTCTTCAACTTTGGGTGTTTTTGCCGGGGGTAACACAAACGTAATTGACTACATTACGTTTGCATCAACAGGCAATGCTGTTGATTCTGGGGATATGTTTCTTGGACAGGAGGGCATGGCTGCTTGCTCCTCCGCCCACGGCGGCTTATGATTGACTTCCCACAAACAGGAGAAACCTTTGAGCAATGAACTGATCCTTGGCAACATCAACACGGCTCTGGCTATCAATAAGCCAGAGTACAACGTAATGTTGAAAAACATCCAAGACCGGATGCCTGCTGTCACACGCGACACCAGCAACTTCCACAAGTCCCACAGCCAGTTCATGTCGGTGACACTGGACGTAACGGCAATCACGCCAATCCGTTCTATCAAGCACACCCTTGCCGAGATTGACAGAACCAAGTCTGCCCTGCAAGAAGCCTACATTGGCTTGCGTAAGAAGCAAAACGAGTTGAAAAAGAAAGAGCGTGATCTGGAAGCCTCAGCCGATGTTCTTGACCGTGAACTGCTTGAGATTGAAATTCTGGAACTCAACAGCCACCTTGAGGGCACTCAGAACCATGTCAACGGCGCATTACGCAAAATGAACTTCATGGTAAACCAGCACAAGCAATTGCTGGAAAAGGTTGGCAAGAACGAGATCACCGAAGAAGACTACGAGCAGGAAGAGTCCAAGTACCACATCATGACCTGCATGAAACAGGCTCTAAAC